AATGAAATGGAAGATGCTGCGGGTTATCACAAATCTTTGTTTACAGCAATGAACGCTGATGCTGTTGCTAAACACTTTTATGAACAAGGTAAAGCTGATGCTTTAAAAGAAAGTATAGCTAAATCTAAAAACGTTGACATGCAGCCAAGACAAGCTTTTGGTAATGTTGATGCTGGAGGTGTTAAAGTGAGAGTGTTAGGTGATAACTCTAATGATTTTAAGTTTAAAATTAAAAATAACAAATAACAATTTAAAATTACAAAATTATGGCAATTTCAAATCCTGGAGGTAATTTAAATAGCGTGCCGTCTGTAAGACAACAAACACTAGCTACAAATTACCTAGATTTTACAAGTACCGCTGCAAACAGTGCAAACTGGGCGCAACAGTACTTACCAGACCTAATGGAGAAAGAAGCTGAAGTTTTCGGACCGAGAACTATTTCAGGTTTCTTATCTCAAGTAGGTGCTGAAGAACCGATGACCTCTGATCAAGTAGTTTGGTCTGAGCAAAGTCGTTTACACTTATCTTACAAAGGTGAGATAAAATCATCAACAACAATTCAAATACAGTCTGACATCGATGGTAACAACGAAGATACTACTGATGGTATATCTGGTTCTGGTGCTACAAGAGCGCTTCACGGTATTAGAGTTAATGACACTGTTATTATCGCTAGTGCTAGTGGTGTTGCTAAATGTTTAGTAACAAAAATGGATGGTACTGACAAAGATCTTTTAACTGTTCTTCCTTATGGAGCTGCAGACTTATCAGGAACTGTTGGATCTACTACAGCTGCTTTAGGAGCAACAATATTAGTTTATGGCTCTGAGTTTGGTAAAGGTGATAACTATAACACTACTGCTGCTACGCCAGCTGCTAGTGACTCAAGAGGAGCTAACGAGCCTCAGTTTAAATCTTTTACTAACAAACCAATTATCATGAAAGATTACTACGAAGTATCAGGATCTGACGCTTCTAGAATTGGTTGGGTTGAAGTGTCTGCTGAGAACGGACAATCAGGTTACTTATGGTACTTAAAAGCTGAAGCTGACACAAGAGCTAGGTTTACTGACTACATTGAAATGGCAATGTTAGAATCAGAGCTTAACGCTGCTGCATCTGCTTTAGATGGTGATTCTTTAATTCTTGGATCAACTGCTGGTGCTGGTAGCGTGGGTACTCAAGGTTTATTCGATGCTATTGAAGATAGAGGTAA